CCAGCTTGTGATGGAGGCAGAGCCTACGACTGGAGAAATCTTCAATATCGGTAGAGGAAGGCAAGTCAACCTGATGGAGTTTGTTCAGGCTATTGAAAAGTCCTGTGGCAAAGAAGCAAATATCAATATGATGCCAAGGCACCCTGCGGATACCCTAGAAACGTGGAGTGACACAACTAAGCTTCAGCAGTTAGGCTATGAGCCCAAGGTAGATGTGGAGGTTGGTATTCAAAATTTTGTTGAATGGTACAAATGGTACAATGGAGTTAACTGATGACTGATGATTTTCCTAATGTTCAAAGCAGGACCAATCTAGATTCTCGGAGAATTTCTTTAGAGAACCCTCTTCGACTTGCCATTGTCGGTCACGGTTTCGTGGGGAAGGCTGTTGAGTATGCTTTCACGCATCCCATGGTCGGAATCAAGCTGGTTGATCCTATTTACGATTCTACAGTAGATGATATTCTGGACACTGATCCCGATGTTGTGTTTGTATGTGTCCCCACTCCTATGAACCCTGAGTCTGGATTTGTGGACGCTTCTATCGTCGAAGACTGTGTTCTCAAGCTGACTGAACACACCAATGCCCTTGTGGTTGTGAAATCAACAATCACTCCGGACATCATTAATCGACTCTACAACTCCATGTTTGAAGATGCCCGAGAGCGATTCATTTATAACCCGGAGTTTCTGACTGAGAAGAATGCTCAAGAGCAGTTCGTCAATGCTGAGTTTCATGTCATTGGTGGTTCTGCAAAGTCTTGTGCTCAACTGATTACGGTATACGACAAGTTCAGTCTCTGCCGCACAACTGAGTTCTATCGCATGAGTGCGTATGAGGCTTCCTTCGTGAAGTATACGATTAACTCCTTCTTGGCTACCAAGATCACCTTCTTTAATCAGCTATATGATCTTGTAAATATGTACGGATGCAGTTATAATATCATTACCCGTGCTGTAGGCAAAGACCCACGAGTTGGCATTGGGCATACCCGTGTTCCGGGCTATGATAAGAAGCGGGGATTTGGTGGAGCCTGTCTACCCAAGGACATCTCTGCCTTCCATAAGTTCTCTGAGTTTGAAAGAAAGGATGGTGAGGTTGTGAGCTTTGACCTTCTAACCAAGGTCATGGAAATCAACAATCGCTATCGGTCTAGGTATGAAACCAATGACCGTGAGAAGGCTAATAACATTACGTTTGGAGAAAATAATGAGCATAATGGACAAACTGAAGAAGAACAGCAAGCTACAAGCGACGGAAGTTCTGTCGGAGAGTAAGTTCTTCACTGAAAAAGATATGGTCCCCACCAAGGTGCCCATGGTCAATGTGGCACTTTCTGGGTCCATCAATGGTGGAGTTACTCCGGGCTTGACTATTCTTGCTGGTCCGTCCAAGCACTTTAAAACATCCTTCGCCCTGCTCATGGCAGGTGCCTATCTGGAGGCAAAGAAAGATGCCGTACTTCTTTTCTATGATTCTGAGTTTGGTTCACCCCAGTCTTATTTTGAGCAGTTTGGAGTTGACACTTCTCGGGTCCTTCATACTCCTATCACGAATGTAGAGGAGCTGAAGTTCGATCTGATCAGTCAGCTAGAGAACCTTGACCGGGAAGATGATGTGATTATTGTCATCGATTCTCTGGGCAACCTTGCCTCTAAGAAAGAGCTTGAGGATGCCCTTGATGAGAAGTCGGTTGCCGACATGTCTCGGGCTAAGGCTCTAAAGGGTCTGTTCCGTATGGCGACTCCTTATCTTGCCATGAAGAACATCCCCATGATTGCTGTCAACCATACTTATAAGGAAATTGGTCTGTATCCTAAGGACATCGTTGGCGGCGGTACGGGTCTGTATTATTCAGCAGATAACATCTGGATTTTGGGTCGTCAACAAGATAAGCAAGGAACCGAGATCAAGGGTTATCATTTCGTGATCAATGTGGAGAAATCACGCTATGTTAAAGAGAAGTCTAAAATCCCTATTTCAGTTTCTTGGGAGGGTGGTGTGCAGCGTTTTAGTGGTTTGCTGGACGTTGCTCTTGCTGGCGGTTACGTTGCAAAGCCTGCTGTTGGTTGGTATCAGCAAGTTGATACAAGTACTGGGGAACTGGTCGGACCTAAAGTTCGTCAAGCAGATACCCTCAATGAAGATTTCTGGACGCCAGTTTTCGAAAAAACCAATTTTTCGGAATTTATAGAGAAGCAGTTCAAGATTGGACTGCCTACCCAAGTCGATCCTGAAACGATTGTCGAGGCTGTAGACGATGATTGATGTTGATAAGGTCTCTGAGGGTATTCACTACGAGCTTATTCCTGTAGAAGAGCATGAGAACGATCAGGCATGGGCTATTCGTATCCTCCGGGGAGATTTTGTGGAGACAGTTCTTCGATACGGAAACATCTCTTTTGATGGAAAGAATGAATGTCTTCGTTTTAACTTCATGGTCAGCTACTCCCCTGAGCCTAACCTGACCCCTGATAACATCCCCCTCCAGATGCTGGCGGGGGAAATACTTGAAGATATTCTTGAAAAGGCGTATAATGAGGGGTGGCTAGTAACTAGTGATCAAGACTCGGGAGAGTAAATGACCGAAATTAATTTAGAGCAGACTGTTCTCCGCAACCTTTTGACGAATGATCAATACGCTCGGAAGGTTGCGGCTTTTTTATCCCCAGACTATTTCCAAGGAGTCTATCAAAGCTTATTCAAAGAGTTCACCAAGTTCATTGCCAAGTACAACAAGCTTCCTACGCTTGAGGCATTCAAGATTGAGATTGATGAGTGTGATCGCCTGAACGAAGAGCAGTATCGTCATGCGATGGAGATTCTTCCGAATATCTTTAACCCTGAGCCAGAGAACCTAGAGTGGCTGATTGACCGAACTGAAAAATGGTGTCAGGACCGTGCCGTGTTCAATGCGGTCATGGAGTCTATTACCATTATTGATGGTAAACACCAGACCTTGACCAAGAACGCCGTGCCAGACATCCTGAGCAAGGCTCTGAGCGTTTCTTTCGATACTAACATAGGTCATGACTACCTTGAGAATGTAGACAAGCGATATGACTTCTATCATGAGCAAGAGGAAAGAATTTCCTTTGATTTGGACTACTTCAACCAAATTACCAAGGGGGGTTTGCCTAACAAGACTCTGAACATTGCCCTTGCTGGAACTGGTGTGGGTAAGTCCCTTTTCATGTGCCACTGTGCCGGGGCTTCCCTGTCTCAGGGTAAGAACGTTCTCTATATCACAATGGAGATGTCTGAGGAGCGTATTGCAGAGCGCATTGACGCAAACCTCCTTAACATTGCCATTGATCAGCTAGAGAATCTCTCTAAGGATATGTTCCGAGACCGTGTAGCAGACATTGCTCGTAGGACTCAGGGTAAGCTGATCATTAAGGAGTATCCCACGGGACAGGCTAATACCAGTCATTTCCGGGCATTGCTCAATGAACTTAAATTAAAGAAGTCTTTCATACCGGACATCATTTTTATAGATTACTTGAATATCTGCGCATCTTCTCGGATGAAGGGTATGGGCGGCTCTATTAACTCTTACTCTTATATCAAGAGCATTGCAGAAGAGATTCGTGGCTTGGCAGTAGAGTTTGATGTGCCTATCGTTTCGGCTACTCAGACTACCCGTTCTGGCTATACGAATGATGACATTGGGCTGGAAGATACTTCCGAATCCTTTGGTTTGCCTGCTACGGCTGATTTGATGTTTGCCTTGATTACGAATGCTGAACTGAATGCCCAGAATAAAATTCTTGTCAAACAACTAAAAAATCGTTATAATGATCCAACAGTCAATCAGAGATTTGTAATCGGAGTAGATCGCTCTAAGATGCGCTTGTACGACTGTGATCAATCTAGTGATGGTTCTGGTGATGATGACAAGGGTCCTGTATTCGATAATTCGGATTCCGGTCAGCGCGTAAATTCTGAAAAATTCAGGAACTTTAAGATATGACGCCATTCGAACACACAACGATTGCTTTGATCTGTATGGGAGCAGCTTTCGTATGGGGAAGAATGGTTGGTTTAAAATCTGGCATCGTGGCAACTTTAAATTACCTTGAAGATCAGGGTCTTATTATACT